AACAGGTTCTTTAGAAGGTGTATGTATTCCTGATTGGAAAGAAATAGATAGAATACCTGAACAAGCAAGACTATTAGCTTATGGAATGGACTTTGGTTATTCAGTAGACCCTACCACATTGATAGCACTTTATAAGTGGAATGATGCTTATATATACGATGAGGTTCTATATAAGAAAGGAATGTTGAACAGAGATATAAGTAGATACCTTACTCAATTAGATATAAAAGAAAACATTGTAGCTGATTCAGCAGAACCTAAATCAATAGCAGAGTTACAAGGATATGGACACTCTATCTATGGAGTAAGCAAAGGAAGAGATTCTATAGTGTATGGATTGAATCTAATAAATCAAAACGAGATATACGTTACAGCAAGAAGTAAGAACTTAAAAAGAGAACTACAAGGATATGTATGGGCAAAAGACAAAGAAGGAAACACTTTACAAAAACCTACAGGTGAGCATCCTGACTGTATAGATGCAGCACGGTACGTATTAACAGACCAATTAGAGAATCCTAATAAAGGAGAATATTACATCTACTAAAAAAATATTAAAAAAGTTTTGTAGTTTAAAAAATGTTTATATCTTTGGACTATTAATAACAACAAAACAATTATACAAATGAAAACACAAATTACAAAAAAAGAATTATTTGAGTTAATTGATTATACACAAACTCAAATAATTTACGCAACAAAGGAATTAAATGATAACAGAATGGTTTACGGAACAGAAACTGTATCAGACCAAGCAAAAATTAGAATAAAAGAATTAATAAGTTTACAGACCAAATTAATTAGTATTCACGAAAATAATTAAAAAATAGGGGGAGGCAACTCCCCTTTTTTATTAACCAATAATTATATTATGGAAAATCAAACAGAGTACATTTTAATCAAAGAACTAACAAAGAAACAGAATCGTAAGAATGTGTTGAAAGTAATAGGTCAAGCTGCAGCATTTGTAGCACTATCATACGCATCAATGTATATGTTCTTATACTTTATGTTATGGGCAAACGATATAAGTGATAAGATAGTTGGATTATTTTAAAATGAGAGAAAGCTGTTGGTACGAAGAAATATATGTAGTACAGAAACCTACAAAGCGTGGAGGTCAAAAAGGTTCTGATGTAACCCTGTATATAGACTACAAAGGCAAAGGTAATGTAGAAGGAAGTGAAACATACGTACAAAACAGTAAAGAATTAGAACAAGCAATAGAAACAGCATATAGATACGCTTACAAAAGGTTTATCTTAAAACAGTAACTTTTTTCATTTGATTTTGTTTGGGATTGGGTAGCATTTAGCTACCTTTTCCTTTTTATACATATTAGTAACTTATTTATTGTAATTATATGAAAGTAGAGATAAACGTACCTGATTCACTTAACGAGATTACATTAGAACAGTATCAAAGATTTGAGAAGCTGAATACAGAGGACAATCAAGGTTCTACGTTCTTACTTCAAAAGATGGTAGAGATATTTTGTAATCTTGACTTAAAGGATGTAGCAGAGATTAAATACAAGTCAGTACAAGAGATAGCAGTACACCTAAACAAAGTATTTGATACAAAGCATACATTGATTCCTACTTTTCAATTAGCAGGTGTAGAGTACGGTTTTATACCTGTATTAGATGATATGACTTTAGGAGAGTATATAGACCTTGATGAGAACTTGGGAGATTGGCAAAGTATGCACAAAGCTATGAGTGTTTTATACAGACCAATTACATTTAAGAAAGGACATAAGTATAATATAGAAACCTATAACGGAATGAACGACAGATTAAAGTATATGCCTTTAGATGTTGTCTTTGCTGCTATGGTTTTTTTTTGGAATTTAAACAACGAGTTAATACAAACTATCCTGAACTATTTACAGAAGGAAGCGAACAAGCTGACTACTCAACAGAAGGAACGTTTGGAAGCAAGTGGGGTTGGTATCAATCAGTCTATGGAATCTCTAAAGGAGATGTTACCAAGTTTGATGAGGTTACCAAAATCAACGTACACGAGTGCTTAATGTATTTGGCATTTGAAAAAGATAAAATAGAATTAGAAAAGAAACTGATTAAGAAACGATGAAAGGGTTTTACAACGTAACAGATAAACTAAAAGATACACTTATAGCAGAGCCATTTGTAAATACAGTTACATTCGGTTCTCTTGATGATGTTGATTTGAATAAACAAACTATCTTTCCTTTATCTCATATCATAGTAAACAACACCACAGTAGGAACTAAAACACTTACATTCAATATTAGTATTCTTTCTATGGATATTGTAGATATAAGCAAAGATGAGGTTACAGATATATTTGTAGGAAACGATAACGAACAAGATGTGTTAAACACTCAATTAGCTTTACAGACAAGAGTAATAAACACATTACAAAGAGGTGACTTATATACAGACCTATACCAAGTAGAAGGGGATGTAAGCTGTGAACCATTTGTAGATAGATTTGAAAACAAGTTAGCAGGATGGGCAGCAACATTTGATGTAGTAGTACAAAACGATATGACAATATGCGACTAACAAAAACACAAGAAGCATTAGAAGCGTTTAAATCGTTTGTTATACAACAAGCACGTACAAGGCTTTCTAAAGGGCGTAAGAACGTTTCTAAAGAACTTTATAATAGTTTGAAGGGTAATGTAAAGGAAATGCCTAATTCTATTCTCTTGGAGTTTGAAATGGAAGAATATGGAGTATATCAAGATAAAGGAGTAAGTGGTGTTGAAAAGAAATACAATACACCGTTCTCATATAAATCAAAGATGCCTCCTATAAAACCATTAGCACAATGGGCAAAGAGTAGAAATATAAGATTAAGAGATGCAGAAGGAAAGTTTAAAAAAGGCAACTATAATACGATAGGATATTTAATAGCAAGAAGTATATACAAAAAAGGAATTAAACCAAGTTTATTTTTTACTAAACCATTTGAACAAGCATTTAAGAAACTACCTGATGAACTTGTAGAAAAGTTTGGTTTAGACGTAGAAGATTTCTTGGCATTTACATTAAAACAAGATAGATTAAGATGAGTACAAAGATAAACGTAAGAAGTCCATTTTATTTAAGCTATGCAGAGCCTGTAAAACCTTTGCCTTTATTTAGCTGTACATATGCAAATCCCCAAAACACAACCATAGATGAATCTGGTGCTATAAGTTTACCTACTTTAGATTTTGGAGAGATACAAGGATTTACATCTACGGCAGCAGATTTTAGTAATAATAGTTTTGCAGAGGTTAGTAGCGATACAGTTAGAACAATAACGCTTACAATATTAACGCCGGAAGGGTTTTCTAATACAGGAGATGCTATACAATGTGATGTTACTGCAACACAACCATTAAAACCTACATCTTGTCCTACTGTAGTAAGTGCAACAGACTTACCTAATCAAACAATAGCTTCAGGAGGAGCGTCAATTACTTTAGACTATTCAAGTTATTTTTCAGGTACTACTACTTCTTTTACAGATGTAACTAATAATCCTTTTGAACTAGATAGAAGTTTAAATACATCTAGTACAGAAATAACTATTACCTCAAAAAATTTACCGGGTGTATATTATATGTTTGTAAATAGGATAGATAATGTTACAGGATGTAATGCTAGAGCAAACATTCAAGTTACAGTTAGTGCATCAACGGTAACATTTGATTGTACTACTGCAAATTTATTAGGAGGTGCAATTGCAGCAGATGGAACTCTTACAACTCCTTTAGCAGTAGGCGAGATAACAGCAACAAAAGAAACAAGTGGAGGTGCATCAGTAACAAGTGTTGCAGCAAATAGTTCAGGAGCAGCTATAACTAAAACTTTGTTTTATGATATTACAGTCCCTGCAGGATTTAATAATACAGGTAGTACGGTAGAATGTTCAAAAGAATATACACAAAACTCAACAGCAGTAACTCCTACTTTTAGCTGTAATGATATTGATTTTGATGACCAAGCTATTTTAGTAGATGGTAATGTTACAGCAGGAGTAGCTAAATGGCATCAAGCACCACAAGGAAAATCAGACCCTGATTACTATTTAACTATTACAGACTTTACGCCTACTACTTTTCCTGTTGTACAATCACTAACTAGAAGAGATGTAGATTTCACAATAACTGTACCTTCAGGATTTACAAACTCTGGCAGTTCATTAACTTGTTCTGAAAGAGTAAAACAACCTGCAAGTGACATACCTATAAACCCTTGTTCTTTAAAAACTAATACCTTTTACGTTGGTGTTAATATTGTAAATGGTTTTGCTAAATACAACTATGATGTATTTGAAGAAAAAAATCTAAACTCTGTTTTTTGGGAAGTTAAAGCAGCGGTTTCTGATTATAGTTCATTAGCAGGTGAAACTATTTGTAGTGCATCAAGTAATAGTTTATATACCGCAAGGAATGGAAGTTTTGTATATATTAATAAATCACAAAGACCAAGCAACAGCAATCAACAAGAATATGTAATAGTATTTGGTAGTAATAATATAATTAATTCAGTTTACTTGAAAGATTGGAATACAAAACAAGTAAGAAAAATAGCAGGATAATATGGCATTTGATAATATAGTTTTAGATTTATATGTTTATAGTGGGGAATCAGTAGATTATGGTAGTAGTGATTTAAAATACACTCTTAACAAATCTTTAATCACAGGAGAGGACAAAATAAACTTTGAAGTAGGTGAATTAATTAGAGATTATCTTAGTATAGAATTTAATAATGACTATAATAGTTATGCTTTATGGGTTAGAGTAGATGCTACAATAAGAGATGAAAATGATGTAGAGTTTACTTATGGGTCACCTAATAGTCAAACCTTTATTGCTCTTGATGGATATGGATATTTTGAAGAAGGACTTAATCCTGAATTATCAAGACATTGTTTACTTACTACAAATACTCTTTATTTACCTGAAGGAACAATAGGTAAGTTGCCAATATTTGCAGAAGGGGTCGGTAAAGTGACAATAGATAGCACAGATACAGAAATTACAGACAATGGTAATACTAATCAAAAGATACAGTACATTAATATTCCTGCTGACTCTACTAATATAAAAATTTACGATACAGATGATTCTACTTTGCTAAAAACAATAAGCGTAAATAATATTTGTGAGCCTAAATATGAAGTATATAAGATAACTTTTATAAATCGTTTTGGTGCATTTCAAGACATTTACTTTTACAAAAAAACTACTGAAAAATTTGTAGTAACAGATGAAACATATAAAAGAAATATTTTTGAATCTTCAGGTACTTACGATACTTATAGAGGTCAAAGAGAAAGATATAATACCAACGCTAGAACAACAATTACCCTTAATACCGGATTTGTAAACGAGGATTTTAATAGTGTAATAGAGGAACTATTTCTAAGTGAGGCTTGTTGGATAAGATGGAAAGGACAAACATTGTCTATAATCCCTAAATCTAAAGACTTACAACTTAAAACTAGCTTAAATGATAAATTAGCAAATTATACTATAGCCTTTGAATTTGCATTTAATAAGATTAATAATGTGCGATGATAAATTTACAACTGTATATTTTAAATGACACCGGTCAATCATATGATGAGGTAGAGTTGTATGATAATGAAACGGTTAATTATACACAATCATTACAAGATGTTAGAGATATAGCAAAAATATTTACTGACTTTACTCGTACTTTCAATGTACCTGCATCAAAGACTAATAATAAAATATTTAAACATTTTCATAATTACTTTATACAAGGTTTTGACCCTAAGAAAAGACATAAAGCTAAAATATATTTAAACTACAAATTATATAAAGAAGGTTATATAAAACTAGAAGGAGCAACTACAAAAGACAACAAACCTTTTACGTATAAACTAACATTCTTTGGAAACGGATTGATTCTAAAAGATGTTCTAAGAGAAGCAAAACTTAGTTCATTAATATATCTTAAATCTTTAGACTTTGATTATACTTCAGATAATGTAATAAGTTACCTTAAAGATGGATTTGATGGTGAAATATACATACCTAATAAAAATAATCCATCAAGAACACAACAAGTAGAAATAGAAGATGCAATAGTTTTTCCGCTCATATCTCATACAAACAGAATGATTTATGATAGTAATAGTTCTTACACCGCAACTGTTGGTCAATCAAATATAGCAAATGTAACAAATGGAGGTTTAGAAATAACACAATTAAAACCTGCGATAAGAGTTCACGCTATTGTTAAAGCTATAGAAGCACAGTATAAAGACCAAGATATAGTATTTTCAGATGACTTTTTTAATGTCACCAATTTGCCTTACTACAACCTATATATGTGGATGCACACTAAATCAGGCGGATTGTTTCAAGACCAAGAGGGAGGTACAACTACAGGAGACTTTACAATAGCAAACGAAAACTCTTCTGCAAGGCTAAGAAATAGTGTAGGTATAATACAAAATGGAAATGCATTTACAGTACCTGACCCTAATGCTGTTGATAAATTTCCTAATATATCAGAAATACAAAGAAAGTTAAGTTTGTCTGTTGAAACAAGTGTATCAGGAAAGTTTACAGTTATAGTATATGATTCAGAAGGGAATGAATTTTTTAGTAAGGAAGGCACTAGAGATGCAGATACAAATAGATTTGTAGCAATAAAAGAAGATGAACCTATTGACTTAGATAACGGAACTTATACATTTGCAGTAAGAAGTAATACTCCGGGCAACTTTTTTGTTTATGCTAGAGTAGAAAGAAAAAGAGAATCTGGAATTGGAAAAAGATTTATAGAGTTTTTTGGTGAATCAGTAGTAGGTTTAGACACAAGATTAACTACAAAATTACAAATTCCTAATATGACCATTTTAGATTTTCTAACAGGATTATTTAAGATGTTTAAT